TTTCAAATGATCACAGAAGAATAGAAGCCCTGCAATATGGTACCATGGGATTTGAAAATCGTATAACTGACGTTGGAAATAGAGTAAAAGGCATTAACAATAATGCGATCAGAAGCGAGGCTAACGGTCTTTTCCAAGATTTCAAAAAGAATGATTCGGACTCCACAAGGCGTAAAATATACGATCTCCACAATCTCGACAAGCAGCTAGGAAATAGACAGGAAAAAGTTGTGACCCTATTTAAAAATCGTCAGCCTTTAAACGCCGTGAGAGATGAAGTCCTGAAAACTAAAAATTATAACGCAATAAATGGACTACTAACTAATCTTGATAAACAAATTGAAGAGAAGGAGAGGGAGATCAAATTCAATAAATTTATCGCAAACAATAAATACAAAAACATCCAAACTAAAATTAAAAATGCTAGATTGAGAAATAAATACATGAACAATAAAACCATCACATTGAATAACGTGAGAGGTGCGCTCAATGCAATGTTGGAAGGTACGAAACCAAACGTGAAGGTTAATACACCAAACGTGAAGGTTAATACACCGAACGTGAAGGGTAAATTAGAAAAGGTCGAAAAGGAGCTGCGGGTTACTAGAAATAAATTAGGTGATTCAAACGAAGAAATGGCAGGTGTGGCTAAAAAGTTGGAAAACAAAATAGCAAACTTAAAAACCGAACTCGTCAAGGCCACGAGCCCAAATCAACGCAAAGTTATCAACAATAAACTTAGAAAGGCAACTGAGAATGCACTCGTCTATAAAAATAGACTCAAAAGGACGATCGAGTCAAAAAATGCGGAAATACAAAATGCGATGAGGAATTCTCAAAAAAAGATCGAAAACCTCAAAGCCCAAATTGCGAACGCCACGAGCCCAAATCAACGCAAAGCTCTCAACAATAAACTTAGAAAGGCAACTGAGAATGCACTCGTCTATAAAAATAGACTTACAAGGTCTAACGCTGCAAAAAATAAAATTCAAAAAGAACTAAATACGTATAAGGAAACTTCGAAGAGTGTAATCGCCGCAAAAAACAAACAATTCAAAAACAAAATCGCCGCAAAAAACGAACAAATACAACGAATAATTGAAAATATGGCGATGGCAAACACGGGTGAAAAGAAAAGACTCAAAGAGGAGTTAGAGGCCGCTCGAGAGCAAAAGGAGAACATCCAACAGAATGCATACGTGCAAATAACCGCCGCTAAAAAAAGTGCAAATAACCGTGTCGCCGCTTTTACACGAGCTTCACAAGAAAGAATGGAAACACTTCGCACACGGGCAAACAATGAAGTGAGGGTCGCTAAGAATGCCGCGTCAAAAGCTGAAGTCGCTACAGCTACGGCACAGAAACAGCTAACAAATGCACAGGCTAATTTAGCAAAACAACGGGCAAACGTTGCTCGTATAGAGAATGCACTCAGCAAAAAAACGAACCAAACCAATGCGGAACGAGCGAATCTTCAAGCGAAGCTTGAGGAAGAGAAAGCACAAGTTGAAACTGCGAAAAAAGATGCACAAGAAGCTAAATCTAACGCAAACGCAGCTCGTATTGAAAGTAATCGTCTCGTAGCTGAAGCGCAGAAAGCAGCAACTAATGCATCGAACCGCGCGACTGAAGCTGAACAAGCGAAATTGACTGCACAAGCTGAACACCAAACCGCGCTTGATAATAAAGAAAAGGCGAACCGTCTCAAACTCGAAGCGAACCGTCTCAAAGCTGCGGCGAACGCGGCGCGTAATGCGGCTCGACAGGAGGCCGCCCAAAGCCGTGAAAACGCGAACAAAGCAAACGCCGAAGCAATGCGCATAGCCGCTGAATTGGAAAGTGGTAAAGCTAAATCAAAAGCCGAAATCAATGCGCTCACGAATCAAATGCAGAAGGCATTCAACACAAGGCAAAGAGAAATGCAAAATATAATAAATGCAAAAACAACTGAGTTCAGCACATATAGGCAACAGGCAAACAAAATCGTACGTAACGGTGCTACCAGAGAAGCCACCCAGAGAAATAGAATCACGGCTCTAGAGAGTAACAGAAACAAATGGCAAGCCGAGTTTAATTTAGCAAAACAACGTCTCAACGTGAAAAATGCCAACCTGTTGAAAAAGATTGAGCAGATCAAGAAAACGCAATCCAATCTCGCGAGGCTTCAAAAAGAACTTAATAACACTAAATCAGCTTCAGCCGCGGAAAAAAATGCAATTAAAACGCAACTCGAAGCCGAAAAACAAAACTTAGCCCGTCAATTTACACAGACGCAGACGGACTTAAAATCAACAGAATCTGAATTAATTAAATTAACTAAAAATAGAAATATCCTGTTTAAGGAGCTCCAAAATAGGAGTGGTACGCTATCACAAACGAGATCTGAACGCAATAAATTACAAAAACAGTTAGAAGACACTAAAAAAATACTTGGAAACACACAAAATAATTTGGGTCAACTCGCACTCGCCGAACAACGCGCGAGAGGCCAAAGAAATACACTTTCCAGCAAACTCGCACAGGTCCGAGGTCAACGACAGAATCTCCGACGTAGAAACGGCGCATCGCAAAAGGTCATAACTGGCCTTACGCGACAAAGACAAAACGCGCAAAGAGGTATAAATGCACTCAGAGCTCAGACTAGAAATTTAGAACAAAAGAGACTCGCGGCAAACAGGGCTACTAATAATAGATTTAATGCGAGTGCCGCGTTTAACCGTCAAATGAAAGGAGTGGCCGCTAGACAGAGTCGGCAATCTTTGAAACCCAAAGCTACAATGCTAGGCGCGGCTCAGTTGGGTGTAGGCAAAGCACTCAGAGAAAAGCTTCTAAAAAATGTAGATACGACCAATATTAATGGTAAATTGGTTGTAAATGGAGGAGGAGGAGGAATGATTCCGCTTCCGGGTGGTGAAAGACGTGATTTAAAAAAAGTGGTGCAAGATCCAATGACCGGACTAAATAGACTCAGAGCTATAGAAAAAATGATACTGAAAAGAAAAACAAATAGAAATACTACAATTTTACAGAGAAGGCGTATGAATAAGGTTTTGAGTAAACAGGGTACCAGTGTAAACATAGGTAGAAGTAAACTTCGGGGATTTGCTGCTAGTGGACTCAATCAAAAGACCATATCAGATGTAACCAGGCGATTATAATCTAATCCATAGTATATGTCCACCTACGTCCAAGAACCCTGTGAATTCATTTACCGTGTCTCCTCCTTAGAAAAAGTCGTCGATGGAGACACGATAGATGTTACCATCGATCTCGGCTTCGATGTTTGTACCAAGCAACGCGTGCGTTTGCTCGGTATAGACACCCCTGAATCTCGCACGCGTGATTTGGAAGAAAAGAAATTTGGTCTTCTCTCCAAGAAGAAACTCAAGGAATGGTGTCTGAAAGCCGTGGAATCTGAGAAGGATGATATCGAGATCCAACTCAGATGCCCGGAGGCCGATTCTAGGGGTAAGTTTGGTCGTATTTTGGCGGAAGTATGGGTTTCCGAAGATGGTGAATGGACCAACGTGAATAAGTGGCTGTGCGACAACGGGTTTGCGGTTCCCTACACGGGGCAAAACAAGGCCGATGTGGAAGCGCTTCACATGACGAATCGTGAAAAGTTACGCAGTGCTGGTTTGGCGTAACCACAGATTAGCTATCCACTTCTCACCGGATTCAACGGGTGCTCCACCGTGAATCGCCTCTTCGGGTATATATCCCCAAGTATTGAGTGTATCAAAACTGAGTACATCACCCTTTTTAAGTCTATACGACATATCCAATATGGGAAAATAGGTCTCCCCACCTTCATATTCGTCATTCAAGGCGAATATGAATGTGTGTACCCGGTGATTAGTATCACTAGGGAATGCGTCGGAGTGTGGGTTATAGAACCCACCTGGTTTATAACGAATGACTTGTAATCTTTCACACCGAGAAATATCATCTGTGCATCTTTCCATCATTTCCCTAAGTTTAGGATCTCTGTCTAAACTTAGTCCCACGGATTCGCTATTACGATACGTCGTATCATTGACTTTACGGCTTCCTATCCTCGATGGTTTTAGTTTTTTAACTGCTTTCGATTTAATGTATTCACATTCATCATCCGTAAGAACCCCTCGTATGATTTGAGGTTCTCGGTACTTTGGTCTGAATATGATGAATAGAACCACGGCTAGTATTAAAAGGAGTACTATCATCTATCATTAGCTAAGAATATATGATGTGGAATTACACAATCGTATCTACTGTGTATCTGATTACACACTCCATTGAAATACTTACATAGCTGTTGAGCCGTGTTTATTATTTCATTCTCCTTGTCCCTTTCAACTATCCATTGTCGTAACATGTCACCTCCCGTGTCCAGAAACATTTGTTGTATGTCCCGTATGTCTCTCATCTTGTCGTTATATTTCTGTCTTCTCTGAAGCTCCCATTTCATGCGCTCGTCGTTAATCTTATTCATGAGATACTCTATTCGTAAAGACATGTTATCTTCGTATATGAATGCGTACCTATATGCTAATAAGTGTTCCGCCGTCACGACGAGATAGTAGAAACGCATAATCAATGGAGGCGCATTTTCATCTATGAGTTCTCTGTATATGGGTCGTCCACCACATGGAATGTCGCCATTCTCTCTCGACCGCTTCGTAAATTCAAAAAAATGTGGATTGTGTATGCGACCCTTTTCTATCGCTCCCGTACGCCAATCAAACGCTGTTTGACATACTGTACACCACATCTGGGCACACCCATCTATTTTATGAATCATCGTGGAGCATTTGGGACATGGTCTGGTATCCCTGTTGATGAGTTTCATCGTTTTCACGAGTTCTGGGTCACACACGTGACCAGGGAGACACTCTTCGTTACACTTATCACAAAACGATTTTTCGCATATTCCACATTTCCACAGTTCGTCTAAAAACCCCCTACAATCCTCACACGGACACCCTCGTACAAACTTTGCTTTTGTTTCTATGGTTCCAAAGCGCATAGATTCTAATTCAATTCTCACATATCTGTGCGCACCTTCTAGAAATAAAGCCATTGTGAGGTAAAGATCTATCTGATCCCTAGGTGCTTTTGCCGTGTGTAAATGTAAGTACCGACGCCTAGCCTTGATGTACGTATTTGATATACCTTCACGCAATTTACCAAGTTTTTGACGTTTGAGTATTCTCTGTACATACGGTTGCGTTTCGGGCATTCGAGCGAGTTCGCGTTCAAAGAGTATGCGTTCTTTGTGTTTCTTATACTCGTAATTCTTGAAACGCTTCGTACAAAACGAATCAATCATATCTCGCGTGTACACCTTCTTGCAACTCATACAATGCGCGTCCTCGGTAGTTGATAACAGATAGGTTTGGTTACATGCTCTACACGATTCAAAATCACAAAAAGGGCATACTACTTTTTTGTGATTTGTTTTATTTAAACGTTCACAGCACACACCGCACGTCGTCATGTACTTCTAGGGGTCTTCTTCTTTAAACTATTGGGTTTGGTCGCTGGCTTACCAGACAGAATGCGCTTGACTTCGCTGAATAGCTTGACGTACACGGGCTTACCAGAATTCTTTTCACGATTAATGAACTGTTCGTAAACTTTAATCTCTTTACCGAGCGTACTCTTACCAGTATTGATCGCGTGACGAGACTGCTTCACGAGCGCGTCGATACCTTTCTTGAAACGGGGGCTGGTGGCGGAAGTTATGTTCCTGACGTCGACGAATGGGACTGGAGACATCTTACATTTTATTAAGAAATAATTTCTACGTCTGTCACTAATAAACAGTATCGTCGGTGGCTGTCTGATTCGATTGTAGTCTTTATAAAGTTACCTTCTGTGTATTCTTTTATAACTCTTTTCATAGCATCAATATGTATATAGGATTTATGTAAGTATGTATATGAAAGCCAGTCACGCCCGTGCCATCTATTTTCATTATCCACCACTTTCCATATGCCACAGCACTTGTTCATTACGTGGATCGTTGGAAAAAATTCATCATCACCGGTATCGACGACGGTTTCAATTTTTTCATATTTAATTTTCACCATGTCACCCACCTTCACTTCGATCATCTTTTTCTTACCACCGATAGCTTCCGCGAATTCTTTGTATTCTGAATCCATAAAATCATATTTGGACTGAAGCTTGTCGAGTAACCCAAGAAGATGATGGCGATCCATGTTCGGGGAGAGATACTATTTATGATGCTCTCGTCGACTTAGGATATACTCAGAGGCCTTTTTAGGTGTCTTACAGATGAGATCCCCGCAATGGTCTCTGTTTTGGTACACAGCGTTTACACCCGTCGAAAGTTCGTCGCACGTCTTGAGTGACCACCTTCCGAGTGGTTGTTTCTTTGATTCGGTGCGAGTGAGGGCTTTCACAAATTCAATGAGTTGTTTTCGCATGGTCCTTATATTAAATTTTAGATGTGATTTGACTTAGGCATTCATTCACCCCACAAATAACTCATTGATCTTGATGATGATATACGAATATATTTGAATGGCCACCGGGTCCACATATTACTTAAAACTAAGGAACATTTAAAAATAATGATCGAAGACCTCGCCACGGAGATATACTCTCAACTGGGACCTGGGTACAGTGAGAGAGTATATCACAATGCTATGGAGGTACTCCTTCGCTCGAAAGGAATACAATATGAATCGGAAAGGATCATTCCTATCCCATTCCAAGGACACGTGATTGGTAATCTGAGAGCAGATATCATCATAAACAACGAGACCGTGCTCGAGTTCAAGACGATCAAAACCTTAAATGAGTCGGCTGAGGTTCAAGGTCATAACTACCTTCGCCTGACTGGACTGAAGACTGCGTATCTGATAAACTTTCCTCCGTGTCAGAATCGCTCTGTAGAGGTACGGTGTATCGCATCGCTAGAATGTACGGGAACACTCGAGTGAGGTGTTTATAGGTTTCAAATGTTTCTTCGTAATACTTTTTAGGGTCTTTTATTTCTTCATTGAGAATGTGATGGGCCTTATCCATGTAAAACTTTGCTTCTTCTATGCAAAATTTTTCGTATTCGTTCATTATACATAAAAAAGCTTATTTCTTTAAATTGTCGGTATAAACTCCCACCGTAGGTCATGACATATCCTTTTCCATATGACATCTTGTTGATATAATTTCTCTTTACTTTTGAGTAGTGGAAAATATTGGAGATACGAATCTTCACTCAAAAGTTCACAAAATTTGTACAACACGTAACTATAGGAGAGGAAATTGCGACGATTAGAAGGGCAATTATCGTCGAATGGTTTCTGTATGTCCTTGAACATGATTCTAAGACGCTCTTCAAGTTCTTGTGGCATATTCGGTGGTTTCACACCACTCAATATGTTTGTAATGTAGGGTACGTGTTCATAATATTTGTTCATTTTGAGCTTTTTTAAAAGACTACGGACTCGAGCGTGTGTGATTTCTTCGAGTGCCTTGATTTTCAGCTTTTTGAGTTCATTTCTGAGCTGTTCCATCACCTCTTGTGGAATCGTCGTCGTTTCTTGTGCCTGAAATTGAGATAACCATTCGTTAAAATGATTCTCGCGCTTATACGAGTAATTCACAATCTTCTCGGATGTTTCCTGTTCTTCTCTATACGTGAGCTCTTCACTTATGAGAGTCGCTATGATGGCACCGCATCCGTCACACACGAGTTCGCTCGTGTCGTGAAAATGAAATATATTACTCTCATTACACGTAGGACACACATCTTGATTTTTAACTATTTTTCTATCGACGTTCATATTTTCTACATCTGATAAATACTCATTGAATATATCCTTTCTCTTAAGACCTGTCGTTATTTTACAATTAAAGACGTTATCCGTACTCACTTTAGCGTCTATTTCTTCCGTATATTGTTTCATATAAGGCATACATTGTATGATATAATCCGACATTTCACGTTCATATTCGGACCGATTCGTCGGATCTTGGTCCATGGAGTCTTTCCATGTGTCGATTTTGTTGTTATATCGACTTAAAAAATTTCCCTCCATATAATTAGTTAGAATGCTACGCAATCTTTTAACTACCGTAATCATATGGATTTACGATACTTATAATAACTTCGTGTCAATACCAAACTACAGGGTACTCCATTCCTCTATGGAGTATTTCATAAACGGTAGAAACCCACATTTAATCGAAGGGGAGTTCTGGGCGGACGAAGCGAAAAAATGGGATGGTCTTTTTGATGAACATTATGTCGAAACAAAGGACATGACATACAGGGGATACATGCCACCGACAAACGTCAATAAAACTATTATTAGAATCAAATACTGGTACGGTGACAAACTGTACAAGTATTTGACGTATAACACAGGGCATGAATGGCCACCCGAAGAAACGAAGGACATAGTATTCAGCATACCAATTGTATCAGCGCATCTAGTCGATGCGGACGATAAACCAGTGAAAGACATACTCAGAAAAATTAAACGATACGCGGGTCCAAGAGGTGATTTTCACGGTGAAAATGTGAAGATAAGCGATATGTTATATTACGATATGGATACACTAAAGACTATGTATCCAGCTATAAAACTACGAAACTTATTTGGGCAGGTAAAAACCGTGAGTACAATTACAGGGAACATTACTGATCTGACTGTGATTTAGTCGCAAGGTAAAACTTGAGATCACCCAAATTAGCAACATTGTATTTGAGTATGAGGAACCTATTCAGTTCTTCTTGCATGATTTGTACCGTTGAACACATGTTCGTGGCTTTGGTGAAAATGTTCATGTACCGAAGGGAATACACACCAGATATATTGGGACTCTCTTCCGTACATTGAATTTCAGTTTCTTGATTGGCGAAATCACCTTCGCATTTGAGCCTGAATGTGGTACCATTCCGCGTGATTTCAATATCCGTGCCTATGTTGTACATGTCTCGGCAAATTCGTTGAAAATCAATCGAATGCATCGGTGTCACAGTCGTCATATTCATATCCGGAACCTCAATTTGGTTTTCGTTAATATCAAGTAACTTGAGAGCGAATTTAGTGCACGTCTTCTTCGTCTCATTATGAATTTCTATGTTCATGTATTCTCTTGAATCTATGCTCATCATCAACACATCATTGTTTGTAATAGATTTAAGTAACTTGAACGTATTCGTCACGTTTATACCCGCGACAATCTCAGTTTCACATGAATACTCTTCGAAATTGTCCGCAGACAAAAACATGTCCACGAGTGACGTTCGAGCCGTATCAAGTGTGGTTACATATAACCCATCGGGCTTAAAATACACATTCACGTCATTGAGTATATCTTTGAGTACCTCAAACGTGGATTTTATAGCACTCGCCTGTATGGTAGCGAGTTTCATTATACCTGACCAACCTTCGTTTTAATTCTTTATATTATTGCTATAGGTCTGTGATACGTCACGGTTTATCTTTTCTTCGAGTTCAGCGGTCATGGGTGGCTGTAAACTACGCCCATAATCATCGAGACCAAACATGTCCGAATTGTTTTCACCATCGAGTGTCGTCATGGAACACATACCAAAATCGCACGAGCCTATATCGTTGTTTGGTAAGAGAGACTCGAGCCAATTTTTGATTTCGTTTCCGACGAGAAATTTACCATTCTTCGTGAGTAGGGTTGGAACGCGTGTTATTTTATGTGCGTATTGAGGAGGTATACCCTGTGTATTTACGTTATGATAGTTGACGAGTTGGGAAATTTGTGGTCGTCTCTTGATGTAGTCGATGATATCCAGACTATGACTACACTTTGGACTATATATCAAGAGAGACATCTATTGAAATAAACGTGTAAAAACTTTAAGTCATACGGACGCACCACATAAAATTTTTGTGAGGGTATAGTAATAATGAGTCGCAAGTGGGTACCATTGCTTATAGTTGTCATACTCGTTCTTTTCCTCATGTCCAGGGCGGAGATGTTTACCCCTAAACAAACCGCACCCGAAATAGATGAAGGTGTATTGGATCTCAGTCAATACGAACAACTCCAAAACGTGAAGGTCTCGAACAATGTGATGGAACAAATCGTACTTTCCGTTAATAAACGTATAAAAGAAATCACTGGTTTGTGCACCTACATCATAGACACACACGAAGTTCGTAAATATAAACACGGTGAAACTGGTGATGAAGTGTACAGGTGTCGTTTTATGGTTCTTAAGCACCGCGATGGGTTCCCATTTGCATTCGCTGTGTCCTCTGACGTCCGAATCATGAATGATCCCGAAAGTGTGAACTGGAACGATCTCAACATGCAAGCCACTCTGCGAACGCTTGGTGTGTCTCAAAGTGATCTGAACCAGACACTCAAGGACGTTCCCATAGAATTCGTTGACGAACAGACCGGTGAGATTGACGTGACTAAAGTCATCATCGCGAAATACATGAAAGAGGTGAGCGATTCGAAGCCACTCGTGGTTGTCGTGTCTCTCAGAACACAGCCACTCGACACACAAAAACCCGCGTCTGACACCATATTTACCACTGATAAGGAAATCCGGGAATTTGAAGACTTTGATAAAATCAGAGAGAATCACATTAATTTCATCAAGAACACACCACTCGTGGAAAAGAAAATACGAACTCCCGACGAGATGTACGGTCGCCCTAAAATCGCCGAAAATATTTCGTTAGAGTAATTTAATGATCAGTGTCAATGAGATATCAAAGATAGCTGAAAAACGTAATAAATTGCGTAAGGAAACTTACGTCAAAATATACGAACAGATATCAAAAAAAGTTAGACAAAGTGCTGAATTCGGAAACAAATTCCTACTTGTATCCATACCATCGTTTGTAGTTGGTTTTCCAGCGTTTGATAGAATTAAGGCTCTTCATTATATAAAACGACAACTCGATCTAGGTGGATTTATCACGCGTATCGTGGGTGAACATGAATTATACATATCATGGACTACAACAAAGAAAAAATCAACACCACAACCCAAGGAAGAGATACTCACAGAAGAGTTTGGAGATTTTCCATCTTTCGTAAACCTAAAGAAAGTAGCGAATAAGTACAGGGGAAATGCGGGAAAAGGCACGTAAAAAAATTTCACTCTATCATAAATGGATAACCTCAATGTGCTCGTAGAAGCCAAGCGGGAATATTTGGGACAATTGTCCCATTTGATGTGTCCAGTTATGATCGAGACATTTGATAAAATTTTCGAAGAAGCGTACACCATGTCCAAGGGGCGTAAAGTTCTCATCATGTTCCAAAAACTTCTCAAAGAAGTTCCCAACTGGAACGAGGGCATGTCTAAGCAACACACCGATAACATCGCGAACAGGTGTGCTTGGTTTAACGATCTTCTCGCCGCCGTATTCGTGAGTTGCGTAAAGATTCTTTCGTCTGTGCGTCTCGGTAAGGATAACAAGAAGATTTCTCTTAAATTGCCCACAAATGAAACCTTCATTCAAACGTGTTACAATAACATCGCCAAGGATATTTACAAAGATCCATACATCTTTACCGACAGTCAAAATGAACACGCACGTGATGAAAAGTTGTTCCAGCGAATCAGTGTGGTGATCGAAGCATCGGTTCGTGAACTCATCCCAGTTCAACAAATACTTCAAACGTACATGAATAATGAATCTGAAGACATACACGTCGGTGGCGAAGCGGAAGACGCCGAAGACCCAGAATTCGTCGACGAATACCAAGAGCCAGAACCCACAGCGGAACCAGAAATGGGTCCACCCGAACCCATGGCCGAAGGTGAAGCCGAACCCATGGCCGAAGGTGAAGCTGAACCCATGGCCGAAGCTGGACCACCCATGGGCGAACCACAGCAAATGGAGACAGAGAGCTCTCCATTCGATAATGAATTCAAGACAATTTCCACTACCGGGCAACCACCAGAAGAGGAAGAAGATGATGACGTGTTGTTCCCAGACGCATCAGAAACCCGTGCAAAAAAAGTTGGTTATAATTAAATGGAGTTCGAAGACTATTTAAGAGATCCAGCGTGGGCCGCCATCGTGGCGGGTATAATCACGGCTGGATACATCCATCTCAAGTCAAAGCTCAATAACGAAGGAAAGCTCCCAGCGAGCGCCTATTCAAAACCAGCTTTTTTAAATGCGATTCTCGTTTTTTTCATAGTATCAAATGGTATAGGAGGTAAGGAAACCATATCAACAGAACCATTCGCTTAAAGAGTAGGTAAGTAATGATTACAGTAAACATGAGTTCTGTAACTGCGTTCAATGATATGATGGGCCAATTTCTTGCGGAACTTCACAAGACGTTTCCAGAAGAAAAGGGTATCAAGAAGTGTATGTCGGGCTTCGAAATTATGCGGACGTCCAACCCAAGGCTCGTGATCGACGGGTTCATGGCCAGTGTTACGCCGTTCGCCGAAAAGATTTCCGCGAAGGATGACACGTTCTTTCTCAACGAATCGAAGAATCTTGATTTCTTGAAGGATGTGAAGCTCGAAGAGAAGTGGGCGTCTGTGTCTCAACAGACCAAGGATGCCGTGTGGCAATACGTTCAGACGTTGTACATGCTCGGGACTACCATCAGTTCTATTCCAGAAGACACTCTTTCTATGATTGAAAAGGTAGCGAAGGAATGCGCCGATAAGCTCGAAGGTCAAGACGGTGGCATCGACGAGGCTGCCCTTATGAAGACCATGCAGGGGATGCTCGGGGGTATCTTGAAAAAATAAAACTGATATATATTAAATGAGCTCTTGGTTTAGAGATCCTAAACATCTCGTTGATGATAAAAAGATACTTGAATTTTGGCCATCGAGTGCCCAATCCCCAGCGGAACGCGTGAATGCTGGTTCGAGATTCATAATCTACGCCGCGTGTATTCATTACTTGATAAAGCGCGACGTGCGAATCTTTATATTGGCCGGAACTGCGTTGGGTGTTCTTTATGTTATGGATAAGGCTGGTATGGTGAAGGAATGTCCCACCGGTGGAACCGAGTTTTACGAAGGTGTCAATAATTCGTGTCAGTTACCAACCCGTGATAACCCAATGGCGAATGTTCTCATGGGAGATGAACCAAATAGGTATCGAGCGTGTAGCCAAGAAACCGTGAAAGCGGACGTTGACTCTTTTATCACCGGTAGCATTCAATATGGTCAATCTCGTTCTCGGGCGACCCTTCCAAAATACCAACAAAATGCATTTTCCCGTCAATTTGTTTCCGGTCCAGTAACCACTGTTCCAGGTGACCAAACTGCATTTGCCGAATTATTGTATGGTAAGAAGGGTGCCCCAATGTGCAAGTCGGATGGAACCATGTGTAACCCAAATGCGAGAGGAGTTCAACTCGATGCTTTTGCGGGTCTTGACCCAAGTGGCGACAAGCGTAGTGGTATGCATGGTTTTACTCATGCCTAAATAAATAAATCTTATGTAATAATAAATGGCTTACCAGTTGCAGCCAGGTCTTAGTATAGTCGAGAACCCAGCTGTTCCAGTGAACTGCGCGACGGACGAAGTGTTTGTGTACCCTCAGCCCAGTACGTTGAATAATGGCTCGAGTCGCCCAAACACCATGTTGTATGGTACGGCGCCATTCATGGCTGGAAAGGGTGCTCCAGCGGAATTCATCGAAACGAGCGATCAACTCAGACCCCAATCTACAACGAGATTTAACAGAGTTCTCGCGAAGACGTACGAACAAAATTTGTTCCCATTGCAAAACATGGAATGCAAGTTGCCTCTTCGTACTATTAGTTACGAACCAATGAGTACTCGATCCGAAATACAAAATGGAATGTTTAACCAAAGATACGTAAATAAAAATATCAATAAGAAATAAGAATGGCTGATCCAATATCTGTAGCAGCTATCGCAGGTCTTGTGTATGTGGGTCGAAAGTTGAGTCAACCCAAGGAAACCTATACTCTTACACCAGAACAGGGTGCTCCCGCTCGCACTCCTACGATCGAACCAACGTATAAGATAGAGCCAGTAAAAGAACGCCCAATTGAAAATTTGAAGCCAGTAAAGACATCCGTCGATAATTTGGGAATTGTCGCACCACAATTGAGATCGAGTGGACAAGAGGTTTTGAATATGCGAAACCGAATGAATGACTACAACCGAATGAACAACGTCTCGCCAGTGGAGAAGAGACTCGTTGGTCCAGGTTTGGGCGTGGACCCATCGGTTGAAAGTTACGGTGGTTACCAGCAACTTTTGCGTGTGAACCCAGAAAATGTCGGTGCTTACAGGCTCACTACCTTGCCCGGCAGAACTGGCCCCGCCGCCGATGTTTCTGGTGGTCGACGTGGTATCGCGGGTGCCATAGGTAATAACCGACCAGAAACGACTACATTTTTGCCCGACCGTCTTCCAATGGCGCTCGGAAAATCACAAGGATTCTCGGGTCGCACTCCACGTGGAAGCCACGAACGCACTAAGCGAACCACCAACCGAGCACAAACCGGTCTACGAACCGATACCCTTAGCAATGCCCCAGCGAAGAGATTCATCTCTGCGCAAACCATCTCCCAAGATCCAACTCGTAACAAGAAGGATGGTAACATGGAACAATATCAGTACGCGAATCAGCCACAACCAGGTGTTAGCAGTTATGCTCACGGTTATCTTGAGTCGCCAGAGGTCGCCATCGGTGGAAG